TTCAATAATTCTGCATCGGGCATAGCGGTAGTCATTGTATAATATCGTTGATGTCCAACCGCCATAAAGGATTTGACATCAGAAAAACTGGGATATTTCTTTAAGAGATTGTGGAGTAGATAATCTGGTGCCAAATGACACTCTGCACATTGATTATCTTTCGCAAATACTCTAGTTGATTTTTTGTATCGTTCTGATTGAACTAGAATAGAATTAAGATCCTTTTCCATATATGTAACTTTTTTATCTATGTCAGGTATAACCATAAAAATTAAATATATAAGAAGTGCTATAATAACATAGATGAAAGATTTACTTGCAACTATTTGATCTTTTTCTGCGAGTTCCAGCTGTACGACATCTTCAATCTTTCTATCCAGTTCTTCAATATCATGTTGTATTATTTTTTGGTCTTTTCCGTTTGCAACAATTTTTTCTTTTTCAGCCATAATTACCTCACTTCTTTCCTGCTTCGTTTAACTTTTTGGTGATTTGAACTTGAAACCATTTGAGAACAATTGGTATGCTCACATTGGAAGTCAATCCAAAAAGATAACCGATGGGATAACGGTAACTTTCATAGGCCGCGAGTTGTGGAACGTTTGTAAATACAATGGAAATCAACAAATATCCAGTTGATGACATTCCCATATTAATTACTAAATCAAGTAAAATCAACCATCCATGACCGCTATACTTATCCTTATTATCCTGTCTGTAATTAAACAGAAATATCCAAAATGATGAAAATAATACTAATCCAAGCATCATCATTTCAGAAGTATTAAATAAATCAATCATAAAGCATCACTTTTCCTTATCTTTAGTTTGTTTTAAAAGTTTTTGAAGATCTGCGGTGCTTCCAACAAATAAAGCATTTGTTACATGTTGTGGAGACTTCCCCTGGCCGTCTTCATTCATAGATTGCATTGTTTTATGCAAGCCAATAAGTTCTTTATTTGCATTAGTTAACTTATCTATTAATTGGCCTACTACTTCATATGCTCTGGGATGTTCTGTCTCCCTAGCGATCTCCATTAAACCGTCCATGGCATCAGAACCCCTTTCTATAATATTATAAAGATTCTCTCGCGAATATTGAAAATCTGTATCTGAATCATCTTTAGCACTTTTTTGAGGTATAACTTTTGCAACCGGTAATTTTTCTACCGTTGGAGTTATTTCAAAAACTTCGTTTAATTTGTCATCTACGTTTTTTGTTGATAATGGCTTATCAATTGGTTCACGATCTTTCATCATCTACCTTTATAAGTTTTTATTACCGAGCGCTTGTACATCTAAACTTGGAGAACGCTCGTCCAATCCTGTAACAGGATCAAATTCTATTCCTTCAGCAAAAAAGTCTCTTGTTTCAGTTACATCATAATCGGCAGAAGTGGGGTCCGCATCTCCCACTGTTTGGATTATTCGAGATTTTACTAATGATCTATTTCTATCCCCTCTTGTTGATTCTGAAAGAAATTTAGATCCATCTTCATTTATAAAATAACTTCTTTGTGCTCCAAAAACATTATCAGATTCTAATACGATATATTCTGGTTCAGATAGTGCTACCGCCGCATGAGGTATTACATGAAAATTTATAATAGACGTTCTAATAAGTTTAGTTGATTCATTATCACTTCCGTCACCAAATCCTTTTCCTTTAATATTTGGATACAGAAATCCTTTAAGGGTAAAATCTAAAGTCCATATTAAAGCTCTTCGAGATAAAAAATCACCTTCATATGAATCTTCAACATTAACACCGCCTAAAACAATTGGTAAATCTATTTTTATACCCATTGTTGGAAGAGCATGAATTGTAACGGTAAAATCTGGTTGAAAAAATGGTAAAATTTGTTCTATAATTTGTGTACCGTCATCAGCATTTTTTACATAAACAGCTAAAGCAAATGCAAAATCATATGGTACTGGACTTTTAACTACCCCAGTTTCTCCTTTATGTTTACTCGTCCTATTATGGAGGGGATGCAACATTCTCTCGGGACTATATGACATTGAGGTCATATCGAAACCCATCCTCGGCAATTGCATCCCCACTTTTTTATCTAGATTTGCATCGCCGGAAATCCTTGTCAAAAATTTCTGTTTGGGCCCATAAGCTAAAGGTACTTTTATTGTCTCTGTTACATTGCCAGAACTGTTTCTTCTTTGAATATTAATGTCATTAAAAAGTGTTCCGAACACAGCTACATATTTTCTTACCAAGCCATGATACCAATATTGTCCTATCATTAAAATGATCCTTCACTAAATGGATTTCCTTCGGTAAAATCAATAATTCCATTCGCTGTTGTTTGAATTACTTCGTTCTTTGCTTGATCATTAGTTTGAGCAAATTCTTTTATTAGACTGCTCATTGTCGCTGTTACACCAGATGTTTGACCCGTTATAGTTTCACCGTTTGTAAATGATCCTACTATGTTTGTAACCTTTATAATATAATTATCATCTTGTATTGATAATTTTAATACTTTAGCTGTCGCACCTGATTGAGCTCCAATTATAAATTCCTCCGAAGTAAATGTTCCCGAAGCGGAAGTATAAAAATAATCTACTGAATATGCGTTTTCAACTTCCACAGCATCTATTGCTTCGATACCTGTATCAATATCTTCACTACTATATTCAAAGAATTCACAAGATAAATCATAAACGGGTAATTTACCTAGTTGATAAAAAATTGCCTGATGTTCAACAAATTGTATTTCAAACAGTTTCTGGGCCAAACCAAACCAAATTAAATCACCTTCAAGAGGTCTTGCTGTAAGGCCCAATCCTTTCCAAGTACGCTGTGCAATAGAAAAGGTAATTTGTTCTCTAATTTCTAATCCAAATCTACCAACAAAAGCTCCTTCACCCTCAAAACCATCAGTAGTTTTAATATACATTTCTATTGGATATGCTGATTCAAAAGATGATGTAGGATCTTCTCCAAAAATATTATCTACATTATTTTGAGTTCTTGGTAGATAAGTATTCTCATGTCCAAAAGCTTGTATAGATTCAACTACTAAATCTTCTAGAAGATTTTGTTCATTCGGATTATATTTTTGGAAATAATTACTTACTGGCATCGTCAGCCTTTTCGTCCGTCACTCTAACTCTTAGAATCGATTTTCCATTAATGGTAATATCACCCTTTTCATTTTTACCAATTTCTTTTACTTCTATTCTTCTATTTTTAAATTTACCACCAAGAACAATATCTCCAACCTCTATAGGTAATTTAATTTCTTCTTCTATAAATTCTCGAAATGACTTCATTAGTTATCTACCTTTGATCCGGCTCTCCATTGATAACAACTCCAATATTTTGCTTTCCATTTGGGACCCGGCTCTGAACATTTATGCCTTGCACGAAATGACTTTCTCCTTACCGGATCATCTCGTTTGATTTCCATGTTTGGATCACCAAAACCTACTTTAACTACATTCCCCTTTTCGTTCTTCGCATACACATAGAACTTTTTCTTTCCATCGCTGGCACGTGTAGGGTTATTCAATTTAACTTTCTTCCCTTGATATTCTGATTCTTCTATAAATTCTCGAAATGATTTCATATCATCCTGTCATAAAGTCATCAGGCAATTGATATTTTGTAAAGATTTCATCATCCAACATTTGCAATTCTGTTGTTGCATCATCAAAAATTTGCCTGCCATTTAAAGTAGTGCCGCCGGGTAATTGTAAGCCTTCGAATTTTAATAAATTAGATCCCCATTGTCTTTTAAATAAAGATGTTGTGTATTTTTTTAGCCATAAGTCATTATAAGCATCTGTATTGGATTCTGGATCTAATCTTCTATAAGTTTCAAACATCAAAAATTTTCCAACCTTTAATTCTCTCTCCCATTCAATATCGAGAAATAATTTATTTGTATGTCTATTAAATCTAAATGAAGGAGCTTGGTTAAAAAGATTTTCTATTAAATCCAAATGCTGCATTGCTATAGTATATCCTGAAAGCTGCTGCTTACTTAAATCAAACATATCATTTAGTCTTAATTGGTATCTTACATCGAACATACCAATACTTCCAGTTGTTGAATCTATAGGAAATACTTTAATAATGCTAATAGTTTCATCTCCAACAGTAAGATACTTATTAGTAATATCTTCTTCAGTAATTACGTGTTTTAAATATATTTTTTCGGAACCATCATAATGATAATCATTATAGAGTTGAATAGATTCATCAATTCTATCTTCTAATTGATCATCGTCTACGTTGATTTCAATGACCGGATGGCCTAAGGTTCTAAGACAATATTCTTTAAGTTGTTGCCGTGTTTGGGGTTTTGCCATAATGAGATTCCTACATATAGATTGCTTTTATATAATGTATTTATCTCCATACAGGTCCTGACACCC